GCCAACCTGTCCAGGGCCAACCTGTCCGGGGCCAACCTGTCCGGGGCCAACCTGTTCGGGGCCAACCTGTCCAGGGCCAACCTGTCCGGGGCCAACCTGTCCGGGGCCAACTACATTGAAAAGGCAAAAAATTTATTTTATCCCATTGCCTGCCCGGAAATCGGCGCTTTTGTCGGCTGGAAAAAGGCAAGGGTCAAAACCAGCGGTCATGAGTGCATTGTAAAGCTGGAAATTACCGAAGATGCCGTGCGCAGTTCCGCAGCAGGCCGGAAGTGCCGCTGCTCAAAGGCAACCGTTTTGGAGATTCAGGATTTAGAGGGGAATGTATTGGAGCAGGCCGCTGTCAGTGATAGAGACTGCAATTTTTCCTATATCCCCGGAACGGTAGTTTCTGTGCTGGATTTTGACGAAAACCGCTGGAACGAGTGTAGCACGGGCATCCATTTCTATATCACCCGTGAGGAAGCGGTGAGGCATATCTTATGAAAAAGCTGACCCGCGAAGAGCGGCGGCGCCGGAGCCAGAGGCGGTTGCAGCTGATTACATATCTCCTGTTTCTGATCTTGCTGCTGGCGTGGCTGGGAAGCTACCTGATTATGACAGTGGAGGCAGAGCCGCCCACCCTGCACAAGATGGCGCCCGCCGCAGAGGACGGCAGTCTCCCCGGCGACGATACCCCGGCCACCACTCGCTGTTATCTGACAGGGGAAGAGATGGAGGCCGCCGAAAATGAGCTGATCGAAGCCGCTTTGTTGGCCCGGTCTCACAAGCTGGAAGGTGCCACCATCACCTTTTATTGTTGCGAGGAACGGCCTCACATCTGCGGGACTGGGACAGGCATCACCGCCAGCGGACGGCGCGTGACTCCGTATGTGAGCTGCGCCGTGGATACGGACATTATACCGCTGGGCAGTACCATCATGATCGAGCACAACGGCGGGATGGTGTATCTGAGAGCCGATGATACCGGTCCGGCAGTCAAGGGGGACCATATTGACATTGCCGTCAAGGGACACTCAGAAGCTTTATCCTTGGGCGTCCAGACGGCGGACATTTGGTGGTGCGAAGAATGAGGGGAGATCGATATGTACCGCTGTGAAACCTGCGGAGCATCTTTTGACCAACCGTTTATAAAAATCAGCGCAGAAATTATTGATTGGGATGGAAACCGGGAAAAGCACAAGAAAGTTGTTTGCCCAATCTGTTTTCTGCCGTATTTCAAGGAGGAAACCGATGAACGAACTGATTAAGGTCGTGCAGCTCCCAGTTATAGAGGAGCAGCTGCGATCTATGAAAGAGGCCGTGGACAAGCGCGTAGAGGAGGCGCTGTCCCTGGTATGCACAGAAGAAACTATCCAAACTGTAAAAAGCGCCCGGGCGGAACTGAATAAGGAGTTTCAGGCGTTGGAGGAACAGCGCAAAGAAGTCAAAAAGGCCGTGCTTGGCCCCTATGAACGGTTTGAGGCTGTCTACAAAGAGTGCGTCAGCGACGCCTTTAAGACAGCGGACGCGGCATTAAAAGGCAAGGTGGAGGCCACCGAGCGCGAAATCAAGCAGCGCTGCGAGGACGGCCTGCGGGAGTATTTCGCAGAGCTGTGCGCCGCCGAAAGAGTGGATTTTGCCCGGTATGAGCAGGCTAGTATTGTTGTGGATATGGCGTCCGCCAAGCAGAAAACGCCCAAAAAGCTGCGGGAAAAGTTAGCGGATTTCGTGGCCGGAATCGCACGAAACATGGAACTGATTTCCGGTATGGACGATGCTGAGGAGATCATGGTGGAGTTCAAGCGGTCGCTGGATGCTCCGGCAGCCATCTCCACTGTGCAGGAGCGGCACCGGCGCATTGAGGCGGAGAAGGAGGCCCAGGCGCTCCGAGAGGAGCAGAGAGCGCGGGAGGCTGAGGCAGTGGCGAAAGTGGAGGCCGCTGCGCCTCCGGTCACAGAGCCTCCTGTGGAGTCTGAGAAGGTCTACCGTTGTTCCTTCTCCGTCGTTGCCACCAAAACGCAGCTGAAAAAGCTGAAAGATTTTATGATTCAGGAGGGCATCCGCTATGAGTAACGAGACCAAGAATACTGCAGCTATCGCAGAGTTTGAGGGGAAGAACAACGTGGCCCGCCCTGTTGGGGCGGAAATGGCGGCCAGTCGGGAGGCGCAGGAGGTCCAAGTGGCTATGATTGCCGCCAAGAAGTTCCCCCGTGACGAAGTCGCCGCCTACAACCGAATCCTGCAAGATTGCCAGCGCACCAGTCTTGCGGAGAAGGCCATGTACGAATATCCGCGCGGAGGACAGGTCATCACCGGACCATCTATCCATCTGGCCCGTACCCTGGCAAGAGGCTGGGGAAATGTAGATGCCGGTTTCAAGGTACTGGAGCAGACAGCAAAGAAATCCACCGTTATGGCATACTGCTGGGATTTGGAGACCAACTACCGGGAAACAAAGGTATTCGACGTTCCGCATATTCGAGAGACAAAGAGGGGGGCCTATCCCCTCACGGACCCCCGAGATATCTATGAGATGGTAGCCAATCAAGCTGCCCGCCGCGAACGCGCCTGCATCCTCTCGGTCATTCCCGGCGATGTGGTTGATGCAGCAGTCGGCCAGTGCAATGTGACTCTCACTGGAAATGCGAAGATGCCGCTGGTGGACATGGTGAGAGCGCTTGTGAAGAACTTTCAGGAGCAGTACGGCGTGACAGCGGAGATGCTGGAAGCTTACATCGGCTGCAAGAAAGAAGCGTTCTCGCAGCAAAGTGTTATTCGCCTCAAGAATGTCTACAACGCTATCCGGGATGGTTCGGCCAGTGTCGAACAGTATTTCGATATGTCCATTGCCTCCTCTGTTAAGCCGGAGAAATCAGGTTCCGAGAGCAATGCTGATAGCGCGACTGGAGACGGCGGCAATGAACAGGTAAACCTCGATGACCTATAACATCATCTCCACCGGCTCTAAGGGGAACGCCGTGGTGATTAACGGCCGAATTCTGATTGACTGCGGCGTACCCTTCAAGGCCCTGGAACCGGTCAAGAAAGACCTGCGGCTGGTTTTACTGACCCACATCCACAGCGACCATTTTAACCCCCGGACGGCGCGGGCACTTTCAAAAGAGCGCCCCGCCCTCCGATGGGGGTGCTGCGAGTGGATGGTCGGGCCGCTGCTGGAGGCCGGGGTGGACAAGCGCCGAGTTGATGTGATATCCCCATACAACTCAGATGATGCAGCTTTATACAAAGGTTTGGCTGTTGTACGGCCGGAGTTCATTCCTCACAACGTTCCGAACTGCGCATGGCACATCTTCGATGGGAAAGAACACCTTTTCTACGCCACGGACACCGGCACGCTGGAGGGCATTGAGGCCAAGAGTTACGACCTCTACATGATAGAGGCGAACCACACAAGAGCCGATCTGGAGGCCCGTATGGAGGCCAAGCGAGCCGCCGGAGAGTTCTCCTATGAGTGGGCCGCCGCACAGAACCATTTGAGCAAGGAGCAAGCTGAGGAATGGCTATACCAGCAGATGGGGCCGAATAGTCAATATATTTTCCTGCATCAGCACCAGGGAAAAGGCGGGTGAACTGCTTGGAACGTGACCAATTTACCTTTTACCGCAGCTTCTGGGAGGCGTTAAAAGTGCTTCCGAAGAAGGACCAGCTTCCCTTTGTGACGGCGATTTGTACTTATGTGTTCGAGGGAGAAAGCAAGCCATTAACAGGACAGGCATCCGCTTCCTTTTTGCTTGTAAAACCGATACTTGACAAAGCAAGCAAAAAGGCAGCAAACGGGAAGCGAGGCGGAAGCAAACCGAAAGCAAACCGGAAGCAAACGGAAAGCAATATAGAGGGAGAGATAGAGGTAGAGGGTGAGGTAGAGAGAGAGGAAGAGAATCAGAACGATAGTTATATACCCCCTACCCCCTCTGCAACGGAAGGGGCTGCCAAAAACTATTGGGGGTTTGACCAGTTTTGGGATGTTTATCCCAAAAAGTCAGCCAAGAAAGACGCTTTTGACGCTTGGAAGCGGGTAGACCCGGATGAAGGGAAGGTAAAGCGGATTCTGGAGGCTGTGAAACAGCAAAAGCTGTGGCCGCAGTATTCCGGGGAGAACGCAAGGTATTTTCCAAGCCCGTCAAAGTGGCTGGATGGCGGTTGCTGGGATGACGAACCATTGGCCGGGGAGGAGGACCCGTATGCCAAGTTTACCTGATGTCTCCGCCTGGCTGCTCTACGATGAGACCGCCATGGACACGCGGAAAGCGTTGTGGTTTGTGGCGGACGCCCAGGATGTGACAGCCCTGGACAACCAGAACGCCGTTTGCCTTGCCTACGGAGCGGGCTTTGAGAACTTCCGGGATGCGGAGCCGTTTCTGAGTGCCTTCCCATCTGTGTTTCTGGCTCTGTCCGACCGTGATACGGCGGAAGCCGTGGCGGACGCCCTCAAAGAATACACGCCATCTGTGGCCGTGCTGCTGCCGAAGGAAGGGGCCTTCGGGAAATGTTCCCGTATCCGGGACGTGCTGGCTTCCGGCGGGAGAAAGGCCGTGGATCATCTGTTGCTGGGCGCCGTGGAACAGCCCATGGACGGCCTGCTGGACCTGGCGGACGTGGAGCGGAGGGACCCCGGCGCATCCGTCGCCGTCATGTCCGGTCTAAAAGCACTGGACCAGTCCATCGGAGGCTTTGCCCCATCGGAGCTGTCCGTGTGGACTGGAAAGCGCGGCAGCGGCAAGTCCACGCTGCTGTCCCAGCTGCTTCTAAACGCCATCGACCAGGGCTTCCCGGTCTGCGCCTACTCCGGGGAGCTGTCGGCCTGGCGCTTCAAGCAGTGGGCTATGCTGCAGGCCGCCGGGGCCGGGCATATCGAGCCGAAGCGGGACCCGGTGTCCGGGAAGCTGTATTACTACACGCCGAAGGAGATCGCGGACCGGATCGACGGTTGGTGGAAGGGAAAGTTTTTCCTGTACGACAACCGGGTGGCTGGTGCTGGGGACGAGGACAGTATCATTTCCGTGTTCGAGTATGCTATTCGCCGGTTCGGCTGCTGTGTATTCCTTGTGGACAATCTGATGACCGCCCGATTCAGCGACCAGAGCGACAAGGACTTCTATCGGGCGCAGAGCCGGTTCACGGGGCGGCTGGTGGAGTTCGCCAAGAAAAACGAGGTGCACGTGCATCTGGTAGCACACCCCCGGAAGGGCGACAACGACAAAAAGAAGCTGCTGACCGCGGACGACATCGGCGGGTCGGCGGACATCACAAACCGGGCGGACAACGCCTTTTCGCTGGAACGGATGGAAGAAAAGGATATCGCGGCCTATGGGTATGACGCCGGGCTGAGCATCCTAAAGAACCGGTCCTACGGCTCCACAGCCAACATACAGCTGGTCTATGACGCCCGGTGCCGCCGGTACACAAAGAAGGGAGAAAGCGATGGAGTCTACGGCTGGGAACGCTGACTGGACCGCCTATGAGCGGGAGAAGAAAAAGCTCCAGGGATTGCCGCCGGACGAATACGAGGCAGCCCTGAAAGAGCTGGCAAGGAGGATGGGGATTTGATTTTTGAAATTCCGTATCCGCCCACCAAAAGGGGAAAAGCGGCCTGGAACAAGCGGTTTGGCCTGAATGCGTATTATGCCGGGAAACATTGGTCGCAGCGGAAGCGGGACGCAGAAGAACTCCACTCTCTGGCGCTGTGGTCCATGAAAAAGGCACATATCCGAAAACAGTTCGTCAAAGGCCCTGTCGAAGTCATTTTTCGCTGGAACGATGGCCTGGACGTGGACAATCACGCCGCCATGGGCAAGGCATTTTTAGACGCCATGAAAGGCTACATACTGCCGGACGACAACCGGGAATGGGTGCGGAAAGTTTCTCACGAATTTTGGGAAAACGATAGCATACAGGTGGAGGTAAGGCCCTATGGGCGAACTTGAACAATATCTGGTCCCCATCCGGCGGTATTCAGCCAACCCCTGCATGGATTGCTGCTGTCCGATCAGCCAGTGTCCCTGGCTGCGTGAGGAAAAGCCAGTACCGGGCTGGACGGCCAAGAAACGGACGTTTGTTGTCGGCAGATGCCAGGGCGGTGTAAAGCATTGGGTGACTACATACGCCATCGAGAGCTGCCCAAATTTTAAATAAAACCATAGGAGGCAACGTTTTAAAGGCCGGCCACCTCCAGACGTGGAGGAACGCCTATGGAATATATTTTATCCCTATCTTACGGAAAAGATAGTCTCGCATGTTTAGGGGCCATCGAACAGCTGAGCTGGCCCCTTGACCGCATCGTCCACGCAGAAGTATGGGCCACCGACACCATCCCAGCCGATCTTCCGCCGATGGTGGAATTTAAGGAAAAGGCGGACAAGATTATCCGGGAGCGGTGGGGGATTGAGGTGGAGCATGTCCGAGGGCGGCTTACATACGAGCAAGCATTTTACCGGGTATTGGGAGGGAACAAGCGGCCGGGAGAAATCTACGGATGGCCGTTCCCTAGTGGGCCTTACTGTAACAGCGACGTGAAAATGCCGGGGCTAGATAAGGTCGAGACAAAGGGCAATATCATATACTTGGGCATCGCCGTCGACGAGCCGAACCGCTTTCACAGCCTATCTGACAAAAAGAGAAGTCCTCTTGTAGAGGCGGGCTGGACGGAAGCTGATTGCCGCTGCTGGTGCGAGGGCCAAGACCTACTGTCTCCAATCTACACAACAGCCACGAGGGGAGGCTGCTGGTTCTGCCATAATCAGAGCGTGGGGCAGCTTCGGCTACTCCGCAGGAACTACCCGGAGCTGTGGGCGCTCATGCTGAAATGGGACAGTGACAGCCCGGTGACATTTCACGCAGACGGCCACACCGTCCACGACTTTGACAGGCGCTTCCAGATGGAGGACGATGGGCTGATCTACCAAGACGATAAAATTTTCCGATGGTCAATGCTAAATGAGGAGCTGAACTATAGATGGTTTTGAGCGACGAAAAACGCGCCCTGCTGGGCGGAAAAGAGGCGGCGAAGCTATGAGGGTATTGGTAGCGTGTGAGGAATCGCAGGAGGTCTGCAAGGCGTTCCGGGCGCTGGGGCACGAGGCGTACAGCTGTGATTTGGAGCCGTGCAGCGGAGGCCATCCTGAGTGGCACATCCAATGTGACGCGTTGGAGATGCTGAAAATGCAGTGGGACATGATTCTGGCGTTTCCGCCTTGTACATATCTGTCGAACGCCGGAGCAAAACACCTGTTCAAGGGGGGCGTTCTCAATCAGGAGCGCTATCGGACAGGGCTTGAGGCAAAAGCATTTTTCTTGAGGTTTCTGAATGCCGACTGCCCGCACATCTGTGTGGAGAACCCAGTATCCAGCAAGATTTATGAAATGCCGCCGCACACCCAGGAGGTCCAGCCGTGGATGTTCGGACACCCGGTTCAGAAAAAGACCCGCCTGTGGTTGAAAGGACTTCCTCCTTTGGAGCCAACTAACATTGTTGACCCGAAATGCAGCTGTCACGAAGCTGGAACATGGTTCATGCGAGGTGGGAAAGACCGACAGAAGAATCGGGCCAAGACCTTTCCAGGCATAGCTCAGGCAATGGCAGAACAATGGGGAGGAATTTGTAATGGATGACGTCAAATTAGCCATGCTCGGAAATAAAGATGCTGCGAAGCGGCTGACGGATGCGGGGGTGCTGGTGCCATGTCCTATGTGCAGAGGACAGGCAAGGGTGCGGAACGAACGTTACTATCAGCCAAATGTCCGCAGAAATGTGATCTGCATGAAATGTTTTACGAACAGCGGATGGTATAAGACGGAACACGAAGCCCGCCTCGCCTGGAACACCCGCGCACCGATTCTGAGTGCGGAGGAAATTCAAAAATTGGAGGAGAACACATGAAATCTGCAAGGATTTACACCAATGACCTGAACCGGCTAATTGCGGCTACCAAGTCTTTTGTGAGTGATAGTGATCATCGACCCTGCAACCAGTACATCAAATTGGAGTTTCATGCGGCAGACAATCAGGTCGTGGCAATGGCCGTTGACGGATATCGGATGTCTGTAGAACATTCCGTTATCAGTGATTGCGACGAGGACTTTGTGGCGTTCATTAAGAGCAATACCAAACTCCGCAATAAGCAGTATGCAACCATCTCTCTGACCGAGGATGGGAAAGAGGCTGTAATCCGGTGCGGTGGGTTCTCGTTCGGATATATCCAGCCGCAGGACAGCGGATTTGAATGGGAAAAGGCAATCCCAACCAGCGAGGTAAAGTATCGAATTGGCTTCAATGGGAATTACCTTCTGTCTGCATTGCAAGCGGCGAAAGTCTCTGCTGACGGCAGTTTTAGGCAACCGGTCATTTTAGAATTTCGCAGCAATATTGAGCCGATTCTTCTCCGTACCAATAAGGAGGACATTAAGATGGTTCTTCCTGTTCGTATCAAGGAAGATTGAGCGGAGGAGATGGAGATGCTGGAGGAGCTGGAATGAAGAACCCGGGAGAATATGTTGACATTGGGGACCCATCCTTGCAAGTCAGAACAGACGAGGATGGAAACACCGTGGCCTCTGCAACGATACAGGCGGTTGTCCTCTGGAAAGAAGATATCGAAAACTACATCATGGACGAGATCATCAAGATGTGCAAGGAGCACGGAATTACGGACCTGTATGTGCTGAACCGGGATTTCATCCTGTCAGCCGTCAAAGAGAAGATGGAAAGGGAGGCCCAACTATGAAGCTGGAAGAAGCAATCGCAAAAGCTAAAATTTTGAATGATAGCCTTAAAGAACTGACCGATGAATACGAGGGTCAAGGTTCGTTTATAGCGGCTGGTATGGCTGTGTCGTTCAAGCTTGTATTGGACACTATCCTCACCGCCCTCCGCCCCGTCAGTAAGGAGCAGGTGGAGAGGATGCGGGGGGGAGTGGAATTATAGCCACACAACCGAAATAGACCACTTTACTGTTGTTAAATGCTCAAAGTGTGGGCACGAAGCGTTTGCAATGGCCATTCATGTGAAAGATGGAAATTTTTGTCCAAACTGCGGCGCTCCCATGACGGACGAGGCCGTGGAGATGGTGATGGAGAGATTGGAGGCGCTGAAAGATGGCAGAGTTTGATTGCAAGAAGTGCCTGCACGAAAAGGTATGTGCGCTGTGGGCGAGCCGAGAATCGCAGGACGCAAGCTGTTTCTGTACGGATGGGTGTGATTACTTCACGCCCACCCTCACCCCGCCGAACGAGCCGCTGACGCTGGAGGAACTGCGGGAGATGGACGGGGAGCCGGTGTATCTTATCGTCGATGATCAGTATGAACCACTTAAAATGTGGGCGTTGATTGAAGTGGTGGAAACGGCCAACTGCGTAATTCTCACCAGTAATCTTGGGGGCAGAAATGAATATTACGACAACGATGAGATGAAAGATGACGGAGTCACTGCCTACCGCCGCCCGCCGGAGGGAGAAGCATGAAAGGGCACTATGAAATCAGGGCAGACGGCCAGAGAGCAGATGTGCCGCCATGCAGAACCTGCAGGCACAAAAACAAAATGACCGTTGAGGCCCCGTGCTATAACTGCATTGACCCTGTGGCATTGGCACTGCATAAGCCAAATGCAGGGACGGATTTTGTTTACTACGAGCCGGAGGGGGAGGAAGACACCTGATGGACATTGAGAAGCTGATTGAGCGGCTGAAACATAACTACCACGGGTACAGTACGGTGGAGAACAACCCGGAGGAGACGTTTCATGATATGGTGGAGTGCTTGACCGCCCTCTCCACGCTCCAGGCCGAAAACGAGAAGCTGCGGGAAATGTATCAGAAAGAAAAGGCGGTTTGCCATGCTGTGCAGGCCGAGCTGGAAAACTACCGCAAAGGCCATTGCGCAGAGGGCGGATGCGCCGCGGAGAAAGACCGGGATGCTGTACTGGCCGAGCTGGAACGGGTAAAACGGGAAAGGGATGCGGCAGTAGAGGACCTGCACAAACTTTGCCCCGCATGGAAGTGGGACGGCGAGGAGGGCTGACATGAAAAAGCGTAAATACTACCGAAAGTGCGGTATCTGTGGGGAACGGCATGAGCAGAGCGAGATGGTGAGAGATGAATGTTCTCCCACTGGCTGGATTTGCTTTGACTGTTGCATGGGCGTACACCCGGAGTATGAGGAGGACTGACATGGAACGGCTGAGTGACTTTGCTGCTGATATTATCAATGATCTGTATGAAAACTCTGATTGGTACGGCGACTACTCTTTGATAGAAGCTGCCATTAACCGCCTCGCCGCCTACGAGGACACGCGCTTGGAGCCGGAGGAAATCATTTCTGCCATGGATATGGCGAAAATCGCTTGCGCTCTGCATGAACTCAACGCTTACAAGGAGCTCGGCCCCATTGACCGCCTCCGCACACTCAAACAGGCTGACGATGAGGGGCGGTGCATGGTGCTGCCTGCAAAGCCAGATCAAACTATCTATCAGTGGCGCAAAGGTGATGATTGCCCGAGCGTAAGCCGTCTTGATGGCGTACAAATTAACGCAGATGGAGAGATTACATATCCGATTTGGAACGGTTATTTGATACCTGAAGATTTCGGAAAAACTGTTTTCCTGACCCGCGAAGAGGCCGCACTACGGAGGGAGCAGGATGGAGAATAAAACTATACCGCCGATGTATCCCACTGAATTTGTCGAACGGGAATTAGGGATTAGAACTGACTGCTATAACCACAGCTGCCCATTCAGGGTGAATGATACCAGCAACGCCAACCGTTGCGAGTGTACGGCCTGCCCGAATCGGTGTACGGGCGATTTCTCCATTGCGTGGAACCGGACGCTGACAGATGAAGAGTTGGAAATCATTCAACGGATTGTGGACGATCACGAACGGAGGTGGAGCGAATGAAGGAGTACATCGAGAGGGTAACTGCGCTGAACGCGCTGATAAGGGCATTGGGGTATTGCCAGTGTGCCAATGATGTGATAACTCGTATCCCCGCCGCCGACGTTGCGGAGGTGAGGCACGGAAGATGGGAAAGGGTTTCAACCGCAAGCGGAATCATTTCAAGAGTTAGGTGCTCTGTTTGTGCTGGAACACAGCCGCTAACATTTGAGAATATGCCATACTGTCCAACGTGCGGCGCTCGCATGGACGAGGAGGACGGGCATGAGATTAGCTGATGTTGACATGATTTATGACGAAGTTGAGAAACAATATAAAGGGGCAACTGGCATTGAACGTAACTGTAACCGTAATTTTCTTAATTTGATTTGTCATGCCCCCACCATCGACGCCGTGCCTGTGGTCAGGTGCCGGGAGTGTAAATATTGGAGAAGATACACTAGGCAGTGGGAAAATCACTGTGCTGGTGAATGTGAGCGACACAGAATGGAAGGCGGAACTTACGAAAATGATTTCTGCTCCTACGGCCAGCGAAAGGAGGCCGACCATGAAGTTTCGGAGTAAGACGGGCGAAGTCGCACTTACCATTGAACAGGCATTAGAGCAGTTTTGCGATAGCAAAAAAGATTGCGACTATTGCGAGCTTCGGGAACCCGTGCAGCAATACGCAGGGACAAAGAAGCCGTGTCATGAATACGTAAGAGCCAACCCTTACGAAGCCGCCCGCCTGATGGGGTTCGAGGTGGTTGAGGATGATGAACCACGCACTTGTTTTAACTGCATTGGGTGTGAAATTGAGAAGGACTTTGACCCGCAGGAAGGGTGCAAAAATTGGGTGAAAAGGAAGGAGGCCAACATGGACAAACCGAGAATTTGCGAGGTGCTGGGGGTAGAGCCAGAAGAGAAGTTTGACACTCGCTCGTACAAAGACGCCTATATAGATTTATTTGGCATCATACGGACAAACATCGGATCGGTAATGGATGCTGACCGAGTATGTGAGCTTATCAACCACCCCGACCGCATCATCCGCAAGCCCCGCTGGACGGTGCAGGAGGTGGAACTTTTTAGAGCAATTCACATGCTTTATCCAAAGGCGGAGTATGTAGAAAGAATTAAAGACAGCGGAGTAATTGGATTGAGTAACAATACCTGCGGATGGATAACAGACATTGATAAAGACTTGTTCCCATCCCTCCGTCCCGGCGAATCCGTCAAGCTGAACGAAATCATCGGAGGTACCCAATGAGAGAAATCCTTTTTAAAGCCAAGCGGTGGAGAGACGGGAAATGGGTATATGGAGATCTGAATAATCTTCAAGATAGCGTCATTATTCATTGGTATAATAACGGATGTCGGGTGTCCGATGAAGTTGACCCCTCCACGGTCTGCCAGTACACCGGCCTGACCGACAAGAACGGGAAGAAAATTTTTGAGGGGGATGTTGTAAGACGAGAAACCGATTACTACGGAAAGCATAAAGTTTATGACGAACCAGTTGTATGGGAAGATGACATAGAAAAGGGTTTTTTGGGAGAACCGTACACAAGCGGATATTGCATTCACGGCGGTAATTGGGAAGTCATCGGTTCCATCCACGACGGGGAGGGGGGCAATCATGCTTAAGCTAAAGAACTGCCCGCATTGCGGCGGAGAAGTAATGCTCTGTAGACTGAATACTATGGTTTCTGTTGCAGAGTTTTCTATCGTATGCACAGAGTGCGGACTAGAAACGCGCATTTATGCAAACCCGATGGCGAATTGCTGCTTTGATATGGGCGAAGCGGTCAGGATAATTACCGAAAAATGGAACAGGCGAGACGGGGAGGACGGGCAGCATGAGGGAGGTAGACAATGACCGAAACCGAAGTGATCTCCATTGATCATCACGGCCAGCGGAAGGAGTATCCGTCGATCAAATCTGCCGCAGAGGATGTTGGTGTTCGCCCCTGCCAGATTTCTACCGCCTGCGTTACCGCCCACCGCTGCGCGGGGCGATACTGGATCAAGAAGGAGGATATGGATGGGTGAGTTCCCGGAAAGGCTGAGAAAGTTGCGGGAGTCCATGCGGCCAGTTCGGAGTATGACAGTTACGTCACAACTGATGGGGTTAAGCCCGGATGCGCTTCGGAAATATGAGCGAGGAGAGGTCGAACCGAAGATGACAGCTTTAAAATTGATTGCGGCATATTATCACATTAGTTTGGACGAGCTGTGTAAAATGGAGGACGAGTAACCCTTCATGGTCTCACAAAGAATATCGGATATTCATAAAGTTTTATGAGCAAAAAGCGCCATCTATGCGACAATGGAGCATGAGGGAGTAACTTCCCCATGCTCCTTCTTTTTCCTCCCCTTTCGGGCTGTGTACCAACTACGGCCCAAAGGACAACCCACTCCCCCGGCAGGGTATCTAGTGAGCAGATATTAAACGGAAAGGAGAGCCTCTCTTGTACGTTTCCTGCCGGGGGACTCCCTTCACGTTAACCTGCTCCAGAGTTTCGCAATCGAAGCCGACATGCGGAGCAGATAACGACTGAGCGGTGGCGGAACAGGTAGACGCTATGGTGACGGGTAGGGTGGCACCTATTATCCTGCTGGCGGTACGGGTATCATCCCTCGAGTTTGTAGGCCGCAGTAATGCGCGACGGGCGTTAGGCAGCAATCCACTCATGTGAGGTGCAAATCCTCACCCGCTCAAATTTGCCGCCTCGCAGTTGCAGGAGACGGGGGCGGAAAGATCAATATTGAGGGGTTACGCATGGCGGGGTAATCTCCCGCCGCCTCTCCTAACATATACGAAAGGAGAACCCTCAAATGAATGAGCTTATGATTTTCAACAACCCGGAGTTTGGAGAAATCCGGACCATAGAAGAGGACGGCAAGGTGATGTTCTGCGGGAGTGATGTGGCAAAGGCGCTGGGATACAAACGCCCCGCTGATGCAATCACTACTCATTGCAAGGGGTCGGTGATTCGCCGACTCCCTACCAACGGTGGTGAACAGGCTATGAAGTTCATCCCCGAGGGTGACATTTACCGTCTGGCAGCCAAGTCAGAGCTGCCGGGGGCGGAACGATTTGAAAAATGGATTTTTGATGAGGTGCTTCCGTCTATCCGCAAGCATGGGGCCTACATAACTCCTGAAACCCTTGAAGCGGCAATTATGAATCCGGATATTATGATCCGGCTGTGTACTGTGCTCAAAGGAGAACAGGACAGAAGAAAGGCACTGGAGGCAGAGCTGGACCGGAGCAAAGAATGGTACTCCATCAAAAGAGTTGCCCACATGAATGGACGGTCTCATAAGGACTTTGATTGGAGGAAACTCAAAAGAGAAAGTGAGCGGATGGGATACGGCGTGAGGAAGATTTTCGATGCTAACTACGGTGAGGTAAATATTTACCATATGAAAGTGTGGGAAAAAGTTTACCCCAATATGGAGCTTTGATACAAGGGCGTGCCCGTCTCGCTGAAATGATGGGAGGGTCGGGTACGGGGATGCAAACAAAGATAAAGCGTCATCGTATTGGAGAAGTGTCCAGCAAGTACGGATACAATCCGGGACAGTTTGACCAAGACCTGGAAGCCCGTAAAGCCCGCTCAGACGCGCTGTGGGCGGATTTTCTGGGATGGATGAAAGGACACGAGATAACCCCTGACGAGGCCAGAGTGCTGTTCAGGAGGCTGTTTGAAGAGTATTTGAAGTAGGTGAGGTGATATGCCGAATGAACAGAACCTTATACCGATGGACCAGAGAAGCCAGAAGGAAGCCAGAGAGCTGGGCCGAGAAGGCGGTCGTGCATCCGGCGAAGCCCGCCGACGCAAGAAAAGCCTGAGAGAAGCGGCGGAATTATACCTGTCTCTGCCGGTTTCCGACAAAAGAGCATGGAACAAATTAGCCAAAGATGGCGTTGCCCCAGAGGATGTGGACAACCAAATGGCGATCATCGCCGGGCTGTCCATCAAGGCCGCTAAAGGAGACGCCAAGGCGGCAAAGGTGCTGTTTGACCTGCTGGGAGACCAAAGTAAAACGGAGGACGAGGTTAAGGTGGTAATCGATGTCTGAAATCAGATTGTCAACAGTCCTTGGCCCAGCGTTCCACTTGCTTGCTCGAGATGTGTTCCAACATGGCCACACTCATTATGATCTGTCTGGTGGGCGCGGCTCTCTGAAGTCATCTTGCGTTTCGCTCCTTGTTCCGTTGATTCTACTGACCAATAAAGGGACACATGCGCTGGTCCTGCGCAAGGTTGCAAACACCATTCGAGACAGCGTATATGCTCAATATCTGTGGGCCATTGGCGAACTTGGAATGGCGGACTATTGGGAAGCTAAGGTCCAGCCGATGGAACTGATTTATAAGCCGACAGGACAGAAGATTATGTTTCGTGGCGCTGATGACCCCATGAAGATCAAGTCTATCAAGGTGCCTTTCGGATATATCGCCGTCACCCACTTTGAGGAAAAGGATCAGTTTGCAGGGCGGGCGGAAATCCGAACCATTCTTCAATCCACAATGCGTGGCGGCTCTAAGTTCTGGAACTTCGAGAGCTACAACCCGCCGATCAGCCGGGACAACTGGGCAAACAAAGATAGCCTTGAAGAGAGAGCGGACAGGCTGTGTCATAAATCCACATACTTGGAAGCCCCGCCAGAGTGGTTGGGGGAACAGTTCCTGCGAGAAGCGGAATACCTCAAAGAAACGGACGAGCGGGCATATCAGCATGAATATCTCGGGATTCCGGTTGGTACGGGCGGGAATGTCTTTGAAAATATCGACGTTCGAGAGCTGACAGACGAAGAAGTTTCCGCATTTGACCGGATTTGCAACGGCGTGGACTGGGGATATTTCCCGGACCCGTGGGCATTCAATCGCTGCCATTATGACGCGGCACGGCGTGTGCTGTATATCTTCGATGAGCTGACTCGAAACAAGATGGGCAACCAAGAAACGGCAAATCTACTCCTTGAAAAGGGCTTGACCAGAGAGGACCGCATTGTTGCAGACAGCGCGGAGCCGAAAAGTGTAGCGGACTATAAGAAATTCGGCCTGCACTGCACGGGTGCTATTAAAGGGCCTGGAAGTGTGGAGTATTCCATGAAGTGGCTGCAATCCCTGAAATCTATTGTGATTGACCCAAAGCGCTGTCCGGATACCTGCGAGGAGTTTATGGAATACGAATACGAGCGGACGAAAGACGGCGACATTATCAGCGGATATCCTGATAGAGACAACCACCATATTGACGCCGTCCGCTATGCTACGGAGCCAATCTGGAGACGGCCTGGGCAACAGGCAAAAAATACTTACATACCTCTTTATGCACGGAGGTGAGATGTTGAGGACATATCAAGACCTGCTGGCGGTGGGTGAGAACGAAAAAGACCGCATGGAATTCGTGCGGGGAGCCGTTCAGGACCATACTTCCAGCGATGATTATAAGATTGCCGCTGCTGCGGAGGCGTACTATGCAAAGCACAACCTGACCATTGAGAAGTTCCAGAAATTCCTGTACAAAGCCAACGGGCAGGCTTATCCTGATCTGTTTTCTGCGAACTACAAGCTAAAAACCCTGTTTTTTCGGCGGTTTGTCATTCAGCAGGTGCAGTATGTGCTTTCTAATGGCGTTACCTTCGAGCAGGATGGCACGAAAGAGCGGCTTGGAGAGACATTTGATAGCAGACTGTCCCAAATGGCTAAGAAAGCCATGGTGGACAAGGTGGCGTTTGGCTTCTGGAACTATGACCATCTTGAAGTTTTTAGCTACGCTGATACTCCGAATGAGCCAGGATTTGTACCGCTGTACGACCAGGACGATGGTTTTCTAAAGGCCGGAATTCGCTATTGGAGCCTGGAAGAGACACAAACGAAACGTTATACCCTCTATGAGCTGGACGGATACACAGAGTACATCCAGCGTAAAGGCGAAGACATACAGGTAAGCCAAGACAAGCGCCCCTATCGGCAGACGATCCGCCGGTCAGAAGTGGACGGGGAAACTGTGGAGAGCGGCGACAATTACCCTGGATTTCCGATCATTCCCATGTATGCCAATGATCTTCGTCAAAGTGAGTTGGTTGGAATTCGGGAGTCCATTGACTGTTACGATTTCGTTAAGTCTGGGCTTGCCAACGAAATTGACGATTCCAGCGGCATTTACTGGGTTTTGAAAAACTCCGGCGGCATGGATGACGTAGACATCGCCCGGTTCCTCGATAGGATGCGGACATTGAGAGCCGCAACGGTGGACAGCGACGACGGAGGCGGGGCAGAGGCTCATACACTGGACGTTCCATACCAGGCGCGGGAGGCCATGCTTACAAGGCTGCGGAGTGACCTGTACGAGGATTTCCAGCTTGTGGACATGGATAAGATCATGAGCGGGAACCTGACCGCCACGGCCATCCGAATGGGATATCAAAGCCAAGACGATAAATGCGGAGATTTTGAGTATTACATCCGGGACTTTATCGGGAAGCTGCTGGCTTTGCTTGACATTGACGACACGCCGTCTTTCCAGTGGAACCGCATTGCAAACCAACTTGAAGAAACGCAGATGGTCATGACTGCGGCTACTTATTTGGACTCTGAAGCCATTCTCCGTCATTTGCCTTGGCTGACAAACGATGAGGTAGATGACATTTTGGAGCGGAAAGATGCCGAAGCAATGGACAGGCTGGGGGTGACGAATAATGCCAACAGACCTGGGGCACCAGTGGACGGATCAGGAACTGGAACGGCTGGAACGGAGAATAGCGAGGGTCTACTGGGAAGCCTGGGATGACCTTGAAAAAACAGTCATCGACTACTTTGAACGCTTCCAAGAACGGGACGAACAGATGAAAAAGCTGATCGGAACCGTTCAGAATGGTAAAACCTGGACAGAAGAAGATTACAAACAATGGAGATTGAACCAGATCGGGCGCGGAGAGCGATTTGACGATTTGGCCGTCAAGGTTGCGGAGCGGTACACCAAGGCCAATGAAACCGCAATCGCCTATGTGAATGATGATACGCCGTCTATTTACTCTCTGAATCGCAACTATGCCGCGTATACCATAGAACAAGTAGCTGGTGACGCAGGGTTTACACTGTGGGACGAACAGACCGTAAAGCGCTTGATCGTGGAAGAACCCGACCTGATGCCATATTACCCGCCTGAAAAGGCCGTAAAGCGAGGGATTGACCTGGCATGGGGAAAGAGACAAATCACTGCCTCTGTGACAAGTTCCATCTTGCGGGGCAGAAGTATCAAAGGGATTGCGGACGATTTGCAGAACCGCATATCGGATATGAACCGGACAAGCGCCATAAGAGCCGCAAGGACTGCCGTCACAGGCGCGGAAAACGCCGGGAGGATGGACAGCTATGTGGCGGCGGCTAAGATGGGGATCAAGGTTAGAAAACGGTGGATAGCGACTAAGGATAACAGGACCCGTCACAGTCACGCCATGCTGGACGGGAAAACCGTTGACTATGACAAGCCCTTTGTGTCTGACCTGGGGAGCGAAATGATGTTCCCGGGAGACCCGCAAGGCGCAAAGCCCGGTGATCTGTATAACTGCCGGTGCAGTATGCGGACTGTGGAAAAAGAGGGAACAGAGGCAGAGCCCCGCCAAATGCGAGTAAAAGGGCCTGATGGGCGGTATGTGCTTGTCAATGAAATGACCTATTCTGAATGGGAAGAGTGGGTGAAAAGCCGTGGCGAATAACAGCGAAATGCGAATTGACGTTGTAAACAACTCCGTCCAGGTGGGAGAAGCGTTTCGCGCGGCTTGCCTGCGGGCCTTGGAGCGCTGCGGAATGGAGGCGGAAGGGTATGCAAAGGACCTTGCCCCGGTTGACACTGGGCGGCTTAGAAACGGCATTTCACACGCAGTTTCTGAAGATGAAATGGCCGCTTACGTCGGGACGAACGTCGAATACGGCGTTTACCAGGAATTAGGCACCGGCATTTATGCGGAGGGCGGAGGCGGCCGGCCCACACCGTGGGTGTACCAGGACGCACAAGGCAACTGGCATTGGACAAGGGGCAATCAAGCACACCCGTTTTTGAAACCGGCGGTTGCGGACCATGCCCAAACATATCGGAACATTATCGAAAGCGAGTTGAAGGGCGGATGAAGGTCATTGTTGATGGGATAAAAGACAACAATATTCGCTTTACCTGTGAATGCTGTTCTTGCGTTTTTGAAGCAAACGAAAATGACGATGGATTTTCTGTTGTGACAAAAAACGAGTTTCAGAAATCTGTTTCAATAGATGGTACGGAGTCTGACTATTTCAAAAAGACCGGTCATGTGGTATACGATGAGTTTTCTGCAACAGAAACTAAGGCAATATGCACATGCCCTAATTGTGGGAGCGTTGCGCTTGGAGAAAACACATACCGTCGGTATATTGGAAGAAAAGATTACCGCGTGATTTAGAGGGAACAGCATGGATGAAAAAGCCTGGGCCATCATAAAGGCCATTCTTGACCGTGGAAATGACGCCGTAGTCCGAAAAAAAGGAGATGGGTACATCGTTCTGGAGGACAAGCGAGAAATCAAGTTTCAAGCAAAAGAAACCCGCCCCGGTTAGGGGCGGAAGAAAGGCATTAGTCAACTAATATTTCACGAAATCTTTCTTTGTCATAGTGCACAAGAACCGTGCTTCCACCAGAGCGCAGAGAAACTTCATACCCATATCTGGATGGGACGAGCGATAGCGAGAGGGATTCGTTGTAATCAGCGAACTTGACTTCCCCGGATTTGTGCAATAAATCCCACAACTTGTTAAATCTCGTGTTATTCATCTTGTCGTTTCCTTTCTGCCCTCGTGACCTCCGGGGCGGGCGGTTATTATTTCCGGTTTAAAAATTCCCAGTCCATAACGGCGGAATAGCTCATTTCGTGTGCCCACACCTTCAACACCCGGAATCCGTTGGCCCGCAGGTCATCGGAAAATTCTTTGTTGCTACGGTAATCGTCGTACCACTTAATGTTCAGGTTGCCGTCCTGGTTTCTTACAAGTGCTGTCCTCATTTTCATTTTCTTTTCCTCCCGGCCTGTGGCCTGTCGTGGTTTGTTCCTTGTGAGTATATGATACTATAAGTCTACTTATATTTCAAGCGTTAAAATAGACAAATATAAGTTGACTGATTTGTTTATTGTGTATAAGTTGACTTATAAATGAAAATGTGATACCATATCCACAAGGGAGGTATCACAAATGGGAAGTGAAGCACAAACGAAAGCAAGCGTGAAGTACAACAAGAAAAAGGACAGCATAACGATACGGCCAGATAAGGATACCGGCGCAAAAATACGAAGTGCGGCAGAACAGCGCGGAATTAGCGTGACGGAACTGATAATGACGGCGCTGAAACCGTATATCGAAGAAAAGTAAACACTAAACCCCGCTCTAATTGGTGAGCGGGAAGGACCATTGGGGTCAACTACCGAGAATTTATCGGTGGTTGGCCCTTTTTATTTGGTAAAACCCGCAAAGCAACGCGGTTTTTATATCACAGTCGCCCCCGAAGAACTGGGGCCGAAGAAAAGGAGACTGATTATGAGTTTAACCAGACGCGCCCTGAAAGCTATGGGCATCGACGAGGAAAAGATCGACGAGATCATTTCCATGCACAGCGAGACCGTGGACGGCCTGAAAGCGGACGTTGCGAAGTATAAGGCCGACGCAGAAGCCCTGCCCGAAGTACAGAAGCAGTTGGAAAAGGCGCAGGCGGATCTGGAAGCGGGCAAGAAAGACTCGTGGAAAGTGAAATATGAGGCCATCAAAGAGGAATTTGAAGGCTACAAGACCGAGCAGACCAAGAAGGAGAGCCATGCAGCCAAAGAAAAGGCTTACCGGGCGCTCCTGCAAGAGGCCGGGGTAAGTGAGAAGCGCCTGGAATCCGTCCTGAAGGTCTCCGATGTGGACAGCGTGGAGTTGGACGACAACGGAGCCATCAAGGGCGCTGACAAGCTCACGGAAAGTATCAAGAGCGAGTGGGCGGACTTTATCACCACTACGCAGACCAGAGGCGCACAGACCTCCAATCCCCCGGCAAACAACAACAGCGGTGCAATGACAAAGGCCGACATCTACAAAAAGGATGAACATGGCCGGTATGTTTTGTCCGCCGCAGAGCGTCAAAAGGCGCTCGTGGAAAACCAGATTACTTGAAAGGAATGATATTGAATGGCAGCTACCAATGTTGAGAGCTTTACTACCCCTCGCGATTCGCTCCCCAATGTATATACCACCGTGACCGCCCGCGAGGTGGACTTTGTTACCCGGTTCAATGACAACTGGGAGGCCCTGCGGAACATCTTGGGCATTATGCGGCCTATCCGCAAGACGCCCGGCACTCAGCTGATCTCTTACACCGCAAGCGTGGATCTAGAGGATGGCGAAGTGGGCCCCGGCGAGGTAATCCCCTATTCCAAGACCACCATCGTACAGGCCAAGAAGGATGACATCACCATCCAGAAGTACGCCAAGGCTGTGCCCATTGAGGATGTGGACAAGTACGGCGCGGAGATCGCCGTGGAGAAGTCCGACGATGCGTTCCTGACTAAGCTCCAGAACGTGGTGCTGGGTGACTTCTACACCTTCCTGAACACCGGTTCTCTGGCCGGCACCGCTACCACCTGGCAGGCCGCTCTTGCCCAGGCTCAGGGCAAGGTGCTGGACAAGTTCGCTGGAATGGCAAAGGACGTGACTCAGGTCGTTGGCTTTGCCAATATTCTTGATGCTTACGACTACCTGGGCACTGCTGACATCACGGTGCAGACCCAGTTTGGAATCAACTACATCCAGAATTTCATGGGTTACTCCACGCTGTTCCTGCTGCCCGCCACGATCTCCGGCGGCTCTGGCATTGCCCGGAATACGGTTCTGGCGACTCCTGTGGAGAATATCGACCTGTACTACATCGATCCCGGCGACAGCGAGGTTGCCCGGCTGGGCCTGAACTACACCACTCAGGGTGAGACCAACCTGATCGGGTTCCACGCCCAGGGCAACTACTCCACCGCTGTGGGCGAGAGCTACGCCATTATGGGCATGAAGCTTTGGGCTGAATATCTGGATGGCATTGCCAAGATTACCGTATCGGCGGGGGGTTAATCGGGCCTGACACTTTAACGCTCTTCCCCAGCAGTCAGACCCTATTGGGGAAACAGGTATCTGAATTGGTCGGTGATGATCTGACAGTAAAAGCCGATGGTTCTGTAACTGGTACATTTCACTATGTGACTGGGTATTCCGAGTTCAGCAGTTTGCCAGGTGAAGATAGCGGCTATTACTTCCCCTTCCACCTGACCAAAACCGGGACCAATATGACCTTCAAGAAAAACGGAGAGACCACAAAGGACAAGATTGCCTTTGACCCGGACATTGTATTCCGGGTGACAAAGAATGACACCTTTGAGGTGCTTGTGGACGATGCCAGCGTTGTGACATTCAAATTCTCTGGGGTAACATTTGAACCGCAGGCAAAAGCAAAAACCAGATCGAGAAAGTGATAGGAGGGCGGCGTGATGCTTGAAACCGTTTTGATGTATCTGAACAACTGGTTCGCCGTGGGCCGGTATGACGATACATACATCATCGAGGACGGCGGCATTACGCTGCCTTTCCTCGCAAATGGGCAGTATTTTCGAATTGTGGGGAGCCTGTTCAACGATGGGGTTTATCAGTATCCGGCGGAGCTGACCGATGAGACGTTTACCGGCTCTGTGTGGGCGCTGGCCATTCCAAAAGCATTGTTATCCACGGTAGAGGAAATTACCGCCTGGACGGCCAAAAACGGGGATGGCGGGGCGTACACGTCGGAGAGTTTCGGCGGGTACAGCTATTCCAAGGCCACAAACTCAAAGGGCGTTGCCGTGGGCTGGAGGGACGTGTTTGCCGCCCAGCTTGCCCCCTGGAAGAAACCGGCGGGAAGCTGGCAGTATGCAAACCCGAACCCGCATATGACTCCGCCGGAGCCGCACAAAGACAACCCGTGGAGGTGAGAACGTGTCTTTGCTTGATGATTTTGCACGCACCTGCGTGCTGATGGAAAAAAAGCGTGTGCCAGATGGAGCAGGCGGCTACATGGTGCAATGGGAAGAAGGGGCGGAGTTCACTAACTATCAGGCGCTGGACACCTCCATGGAGGCCAGAATCGCGGAAAAGCAGGGTGTCACAAGCCTATATTCCGCGCTGGTGGACAAGGATTTCCCCATCGAGTACAACGATGTGTTCAAAGACACGGAGACCGGCCAGACCTACCGTGTGACCTCCAACCCGGAGGAAAAGCCTGCTCCTAAATCGTCCACGCTGCCTCTGAAATACTTCACGGCGGAGAAATGGGGCCTGACCACATGACCAAGAACAAAGCCCTTTATGCCTGGTTCAACGAGGGGGAAATCCCGTTTTACCGTGCGTCCTCTGTTCCGGACGATGTGATCATGCCCTATGGCACATACGAGTATATCGAGTCCGCATTTGACGCCGGAGAAGTTGGCCTGACTGCCAATCTGTTCTTTCGGACGGAGAGTGAGGCGATACCGGACGAGGCAGCACAAGAGCTGTCCAAGCGCATCGGATACGGCGGCGTGACAATCCCTTGCGATGAAGGTTATATCTGGCTGAAACGCGGTTCTCCGTTTGCACAAAGCGTTGTTTACGAAGAAGATCCGGCCATTAAGCGCCGGTACATCAACATTACCGCTGAATATCTGACATTCAGCTGAAAGGAGGCCCAAAATGGGCAAATTTACTGTCATCCCGCAGAGCACATTTGAGGAACTGCAGATGGACGCCGGTGTAATTCTAACAAGTTTTGATCCGTCCACACCGGACGCACCGTCTGATGAAGACATTGTGTGCGCTACTACCGGCGGTATCAATATTTCGTGTGTTCCCACTTACTCCGATATGGGCGAGGATGTGGACAACTGCCCCGTGAACATGATGGAACTGAAGCACCTGGACTCTTGGGAATGCACTATGAGTTTTACGGCGCTTGGCACGTCCCCGGAAGCAATCAAACTGGCCCTCGGAGCGGCGGACATCGGCTCTCCCGATACCACAAAAGTTACTCCACGCCGGGATCTGCTGCAGACCGATTTCAAGGATATCTGGTGGGTTGGTGACCGGGCAGACGGCGGCATGGTTGCTGTTTGCCTGAAAAACGCTCTTTCCACCGGCGGATTTTCGCTCCAGACCACCAAAAATGGCAAGGGCCAGGTCTCTGTGGAGCTGACCGGCCATGTGTCCATGGACGCACAGGACACCATGCCTATGGAATTTTACTCTGCAGCACCGGAGGAAAGCACCTGATGAGACTGTCTGATATCAAGGGCGAGCGGACATTGGACGTGATCGCCGACATTATCGATCCGATAGCCAACATTGCAGAAGACGAAGTGGCATCGGAGCTGTTCAAACGGGAGAAGCTCCCAGAGGGCATGACGGCCAATAAATTCCTGTTGCAGAGGGCAAGAAAGGCCGCTCCTGCCCTCCTGAAGGGCCACAAGGGCGACATTATCTCCATCTTGTCCACCATCGAAGGGACCACTCCAGAGGCATACACAGGCACGCTAAACCTCGTCAAGCTCATCAAGGACACGATTGATCTGCTGACCGACGAAGCATTTACGACGCTTTTTATCTCGGCGCAGAGCGGGGATTTCTCTGGCTCTGCGCGGGAGAGTACCGAGGCCGGAGTGTAAAAGCATTTTCCAGGTATGTCTTTGCACGGTTTGAACAAGACGCAAGAGAAAAGGCGTACCGGGTCTATGTAACTGACGTGCTGAAAATCCTTGCGGAGAATACTGCAAAATACTCCGGCGGCAGTTATATGAAGATCAGGTATTACGACCTTATTCGACCGAAGCCGGAGGAAAACCGCACCCCGGAAGAGATCATCGGGAACATGAAAGAAAAAATCGCACGGATAGGGGGTGGAGACGCTGAACCTGTTTGAATTATTTGCCCGGATTATTCTGGATACAAGTGATTATGATGATAACCTAGACGAAGCCAGCAGAAATACAGAGTCGTTTGCTGACAAACTGAAAAACGGCCTGTCTACGGCAGCAAAGGTAGGCGCAACGGCTTTGACTGCGGCTGCTTCTGGAGTAGCGGCACTCACAAAATCCTCTATTGACCAGTATGCGGAGTATGAGCAGCTTGTGGGCGGCGTAGATACTCTGTTTAAGGATGCGTCCGATACGATCCAGCAATATGCGTCGAACGCATATAAAACTGCTGGCGTATCTGCAAACACATACATGGAGCAGGCGACAGCGTTTTCCGCCTCTCTGATCCAATCTCTGGGCGGGGATACACAGGCGGCGGCTGAGTACGCCAATCAGGCCATCATGGATATGTCTGACAATGCTAACAAGATGGGCACGGACATTGAGAGCATCCAGCAGACTTACCAATCCCTCATGCGCGGAAACTACGCTATGCTGGACAACCTGAAACTGGGGTACGGTGGCACAAAGTCCGAACTGGAACGCCTGGTTGCGGATGCAGAGGAATTGACCGGACAGGCATTAGACCCATCTAAATTCTCCGATGTGATTACTGCTATCCATGCGGTGCAAGAGAACATGGGAATCACTGGCACTACTGCTAAAGAGGCCGCAACAACCATTGAAGGCTCTGTCGGGATGATGAGAGCAGCGTGGGATAATCTGCTTGTCGGCATTGCAAATGATAACGGAGACCTAGGAAGCCTTACATATGAATTTGCGGACACTGTCGAAACTGCGCTAAGTAATATTCTTCCAAGAGTAAAAATAATTTTGGGCGGAATTGGGCAAGTTATTGCAGATATGGGCACAATAATTGCTCAGACGCTTCCTGAAATGATTTCCACAGTTTTACCATCGCTTATCAGCGCCGGGGCGCAGCTTCTTGTGGGTCTGGTGGCGGGCATTATCAGCGCTCTTCCCCAACTGGCGGCGTCTGTTCCGGAAATTGTTTCTGCCCTATACACAAGCATTGTTTCCGCTGGGCCGCAGTTGGCAACAGCAGGCACACAGCTGCTCTCTATGTTCACAAGTGGAATCGAAACCGGAATTCCGGATTTAATTTCCAGATTGCCGCAGATCATAGAAGGAATCCTGAATTTCATTGCAGAAAATCTCCCATCTATCTTGGACATGGGCGTTCAGATTTTGACTTCTCTGCAAGATGGAATTATAAACTCCATTTCGTCTCTTGTTTCGTCTCTGCCGCAGGTTATCTCCGCCATTACTGGGTTTATAGCAGATAATCTCCCAGCCATTGTGAACGCCGGAATTAGCGTGCTTGTAAACCTTGCATCCGGCATTGTATCTGCTATCCCACAGTTGGTTGCTGTATTGCCACAGATTATCTCTGCCATTGTGAACGGTATTGGAAATCTAATGGGAAGTATTGTAGATATCGGTGAAAACATTGTGCAGGGAATTTGGGAAGGCATCCAGAACATGGCAACCTGGATTAAAAACAAAGTAACAGGATTTTTCTCCGGGATTGTCGATGGAGTAAAGGGATTGCTTGGCATCCACTCCCCGTCCACGGTCTTTGCAGACATGGGCAAAAACATGGCCCTTGGACTAGGGGATGGCTGGGACAATGAGTATAGTCATATTCGGCGCGACATTGAGAATGGCTTGAATTTCGGAACCGCTAATGTTGACTACTCCTCTTCCATGTTGGGCCGGTCGCAGTCTGGATTATCCAATGCATTTAATAACATAGCGGCCACAATGGGTCAGAACTTTACAATCACGGTGCAGTCGGTCCTTGACGGTAAAGTTATCGGCGAAACTGCTTATCAGTATAGCCGCAATAAACAGCGGGCTTACGGAACGTAGGTGATGATATGAATGTTACATTCAAAATCGGGACTCTGGACTTATCCTCCAAGCTATCCACCTATAAAGTGACGTGGGAGGTTTCCTACCAGAAGATCATTACAACACTTGACAATGTGGAGCATCCATTTTCTGCACCGAAAAGAGCAATCGTGGATTTCTCTCTTTTGCCCCTTGACGATGACTTGGCCTCGTCTGTTTACGATGCGCTGGCAGAACAGACACAGACGGTTACTTTTACCGACCCATATAGTGCAGCAGATATTACAAGGTCTATGCGCATCACCAACAACCTTGAGGCGGAGTTTGGCCTGAAATCCGTGAACGGAAAGCGGTACTACAAGGGCGGAGAAATCCAAATGAGGGCAAACTGATGCAGCTTACAAGCGATCTCTATAAAGAAATACTATCCAACCCGAACCACTATAAGGAAACCAAACTGAACATTGCAGGGGTGGAGTATGGACAGGAAAACATTGTCTCTGTCCGGACATCCGGTGGACTTTTTACTGCTCCCGGAATCGGAAATTGCGCCGCCCGGCAGATTGACCTTGAAATACTACCGACCGGAGCTATCCCGAGACAGGCTCAAATAAAAGTTTTTGTTCGGTTGGCCTTGGGGGAACAGCGGTCCGAATGGTTGGAAAAAGGCGTATTTTTTATCTCCACTAGGACGAAAGACAAGCGAACGGGAAGCCTGACTATTACTGGATATGACGCTATGTTGAAAGCAGAGTCGGTATGGCTCAACTCCGATTATGATACTGAAAACTGGCCCATGTCACAGCAGGAAGCGGCAGAAGATATTGCCTACCGGATGGGGGTAGAGGTAGACCCTAGAACGGTTCTGACAACATCATTCCCTGTGGATTATCCCGTGGACGAAAACGGTGACTTGACCATGCGGGAGGTACTGGGCTATATCGCCGTATCCAACGCCGGGAATTGGATTATCACCGATGAAGGGAAATTGCTGCTAGTGAAGTATGGCGACATTCCTCCAGAAACGTATTATCTGGTTGAGGAAAACGGCTTTGCAATCACGTTTGGGGGTGACAGAATCCTTGTCTGACAAATTTTTTTTGGGGCCCCACGTCGGGGAGCTAGAGACAGGAGACATACCCGCCAACATCAGCAGAGTCAACTTGTCCGTAGACAGCGACCATTACTATACCGCTGGAGACGATACCGGCCGGGCTATCGAAGTAACCTGCCCATGGGGCACGCAGGAGATGGCGAACAGTATCCTGGCCGCTATCAGCGGGAAAACATATCAGCCTTATACAGCGACGGATGCACTTTTGGATCCTGCAGCAGAAATCGGGGACGCGGTGACGGTAGGCGGATATTATTCGGTAATCGCCTCTATCAACAACTTATTTGACCGAGCCTGTGCTCCAACCATTTCCGCCCCTGAATCGGACGAAATTGACGATGAATACCCTTATGAATCCAAAGAACGCCGTGAAACAAACCGACAGCTCGCCCACACCCACTCCCTAATCACCAAAACAGCCGAGGAAATCCGGCTGGAAGTCAAAAACGAAATTGACGGGCTTTCCGCGTCCATTGATATCAAACTGGATAGCATCACCAGCACAGTGCAGGGATTGGATAACCAAATATCCCAAATCCAACAGACCATAGATTCTATCACCCTAGAAGTTTCCAATAGTACAGCATCTTCCAGGATTAGTTTAGAGATTAACGGGATTACCGTGGCTTCTAAAACTATCAGATTTACAGGAGATATCGTTTTCGAGAGTGATCTTTCGTCTGGCACCACTTTGATTTCTGGCGATTGTATTCGGACTGGCCAAGTTAGCGCCAATTACATCCACCTGGGCGGCAAAATGGATGTGTACCGAACATCCGGTGGAAGTTCATTCGGCGGATATATCGGATATATGTCCGGCATGACAGCATCCGGCAGTTCAACGGCGGGCATCGCCATCGCCAGCAATAACGAGGCGGCAGTGGTGATCTGTACTACCAACGGCGCCCGAATGGGATATGACGGCGTGTCCACAGTGGTATGCACCAGTACACAGGTCTCTATTACCGGGGACACAGTATTCATCAATGGGGAGCCAGCTACAACCTCCGACGCGCGGCTGAAAACAGAAAAGCAATATGACGTGGAGAAATACCTGGGTGTATTTGACCGGCTGAAGCCCTGCACCTTTGTCTATGATGGGCACAAACGCCGCCACTTGGGCCTGATCGCCCAGGAAGTGCAGGAGGCCCTGGCGGACGAAGGTATCCCGGAGAGCGACTTCGCGGCGCTCTGCACGGAACTACCCAGCGAGGAGCATCCGGACGGCCTGTACACCCTGCGATATGGAGAAATCCAGATTATGGCGATTGCTAAAATCCATCAACTCGAAAAAAAGATTAAAGATTTGGAGGAAAAATTGAATGGCTGATTTGACCAAAATCCATGAAGAGGCATCCGGTGCCTATGCAATCTTGTCCTCACTGACTGTTAGCGGAGACGCCGTGGATGCCATTGCAGCTATTAGAGCTAAACTGCGCCGCGTGGTGGAATTATCCGCTCCGGAGGAAACGGAGAAGAAGCATGGCTGACAAAACAATAGGTTCTCTTCCCGTAGCTTCCCAACTTGATAATGATAGCCTGCTAGTTGTAGAGCAACAATCACAGGCGCGTAGTATCAAGGGCGAGTTAATCAAAAAGTTTGCGCAAGCTGCGGCTGCAGAGTCAGTTTCGGCGGCTCAAAAAGCGGCAGAAGAAGCGCAGCTTGCAAAACAGGGAGCTGACGTAGCCAAAGAAGCGGCAGAGGAAGCAAGGACAGGCGCGGAAAACGCGAAAGATGCCGCTGAGACCGCCAAAAACGCCATTGAGAATATGACCGTATCGGCAGAAACTCTACCGCCTGAAAGCAACGCCACAGCCACCAAAACAGCGGTTGCAGAATCTTCCCACATTGCTTTCGGGATTCCGCGAGGCAAACAGGGGGAGCCTGGGCCACAAGGCCAGCAGGGAATTCAGGGTCCGCCCGGCCCTCAAGGCCCCAGCGGCGTAGCTGTTGCGGCTGAAGGGCAATATGCTTTCAACATAGACGAAAATGGGCATTTGATCTTGTACTATACCGGAGATTCCGCGCCCGACTTTGAGATTGGAGAGGACGGGCATCTCTACCTAAATATTGCTTAAAGGAGGGCTGTGTCATGCCGCAGATTGATTTGGGCCAGGTTGTAGGCCCACGGGGAGTACAAGGGGAACCTGGACCGCAGGGCGCACAGGGTATCCAAGGGCCTGCTGGACCAGCAGCTACTATTAATGGTGTCAATGCCTTAATTATTGAGGCAGGAAACAATATCGAGTTGTCTCAAAGCGGCTCCACAACTAGGTTATCAGTCCCGACGGATGCTGCACCAACAGAAGACAGTACGAAACCTGTCCAGTCTGGAGGTGTTGCGGCGTCTTTGGCTAATAAGGCGCCCGCGGGGTTCGGGTTGGGAACAGTTGCTGTTAACATTTCGGACCTGAATGATGCCACAAAAAACGGATGGTACATGAATGGCGCGGGTGGGGAGGCCGTACACGCTCCGGACAATGTTCCTGGTTGGCTTGTACTGGTGTGCGCATACGCTGATGAGATTGTGTTTCAAACTGCATATCGCTACGGGAGTGACGAGGGCCTGATAAGTGCTCGGCGATCCTATCACTATCTTTTTGGAGGGTGGCATCCTTGGGAGTGGATCAATCCCCCCACTCTGTTGGGCGTCGAGTACCGCACCGTGGAGCGATACAACGGAAAGCCTGTGTATGCCAAAGCAATCAATTTCGGTCAGGCACCAAATGCCACACACAAAGAAGTCTCTCATGGGATAGAGAATTTCAGCCAGCTTGTCTCATACACAGGGATGATGGGGGGCGCCAATCTGATCGAAACGCCTGCGCTTGACAGTATTCAGATCAATGCGTCTAATATCCGGATCACGACAAATACGGATGTATCCGCCAGTTATGTATATCTGGTATTACGTTACACAAAAACAACCGATTGAGGAGGGCACATGAAGATCATCAAATATCAGCTGGCAACAGAGATCAACCACGGCACTCCCGAGGAGCCGGACATCGAGACAGTGCTCTCCGGTGTTACGATGCCTTACACAGATGCAAATTACGCCATCGCAGAAGCTGAAGCCTATCAAGGGCAGATCACAGTGGAGAATGATGGACAGCCGGAGCCGGGACCGGGAGCCGAGGACATTACTCTTGATATGCTGGCAGACCATGAGGAACGCCTGTGTATGTTGGAACTCACCACAACCACTGTATGACAGGAAAGGAGCAGAACCATGACAACTGTATACAATCTTTGCAAGCTGCTGATTGACCGGGGGCGGACCGAGGGCCTCCTGGAGAAGATGGACGTGTATCTCGCGGCCGACAGGCTGACCCCAGAGGAATACAGCGCCCTCAGTAAGATGCTGACTGCGGAGTCGGCAGAGTAAGGAGGTCCCAATGGCTGACGAGAAGTGCGTTAGAGACCCCCGGCATGACTGTTTTGGGCTGGAAGCAGCAGCCCGTCTGGAGGGGCGCATCAAGGCCCTGGAGGACTGGCAGCAGGACTCCAAGAAGTTCCATAACTCGTTCTATGACTGGCAGCGGGAGCAGATTGCCCGAGACGCCAAGCTGGACGAGCAGCTTTCTAACATGGATAAAAACATCGAAAAGCTGCTGGCAAAGCAGGAGGAACAGACGGAAAAACCAGGGCGCCGCTGGGAGGCCATCGTGGACAAGTCCGTGTGGGCGGTTCTGGCGGCTGTGATTGCGTTTATTTTGGCCCGCATTGGGCTGTAATTTGAAAGGAGTACATACCTATGAAAACCATCGAAGAGATCATCCTGGACTATACCTCTGGAAAGACCGGCCTGCCGGAAACCAACGAGGCTCTGAAAGCGGCGGGCAGCGACCTGTACCTGAACCCTGACCGGAACAAGCTGACCGAAGAGGAGATGCGCAGCACCACTGTGGGTTATTACCCCGACCAGGCCAACGGCTACGGCCTGATGGACCACGGCGTAGGCTGCATGGAGAAGGTCCATGTGGTGAACGGCAAGACTGTGGATGTCAACATGGGCGCTGAGACTGCCTATGTGTACATCGCCGGGAAGAAGTACGAGCTGAAGGGCGACACCCTGGTGGAGCCGGAGGGCTGATATGGAGACACTGAAGAAGCGCCTCGGGAACCTGCTGACAGTGAAGTCCATTGTCACCATCGTTTTGACGGCGGTGTTTGCCTACCTGACCTGCACCGGCGGCGTGACGGCAGAGCAGTTCCTGACGGTGTTCACCGTGGTGATTGCCTTTTACTTCGGCACCCAGGCGGAGAAGAAAGCGCAGGTGGACAATGGCAACGGTACAGGAACTACTTGACATCGCCCGTGGAGAGCTGGGGTACAAAGAGACCCCAGCCAACTCCAACCGGACGAAATACGGCGCATGGTACGGCCTGGACGGCCAGCCCTGGTGCGTGATGTTTGTGGAGTGGGTATTTGCCCAGGCGGGTGTCAAGCTGCCTATTGAGACGGCCTCCTGCACCATCCTGATGAACGCCGCCAAGTCCGCCGGAAACTGGGTGACATCCAACTACCAGCCCGGAGACGTGGTGATCTACGACTGGGGCGGGGACAAGCGCCCGGACCACTGCGGCATCGTGGAGGCTGTTGGCGGCAGCTCCATCACCGCCATCGAGGGCAACACCGCCATTGGCAACGACAGCGACGGGGGACAGGTCATGCGCCGGACCCGTACGCTGAATCAAATCCTGGGGGCTGTACGGCCCGACTATGACAAGGAGGACACTATGGACAATACACCCAGCGGCGCCCACAAGGAGGGCGTGGAATGGGCCATTGCAAACGGCATCCTGACGGGCAACAGCGAGGGGGACCTGATGCTCTCCCAGCCCGTTACCCGGCAGCAGATGTGCACGATGCTGTATCGGTTTTGGAAGCTGATGGAATAACAGGAAAGAAGGACGTGAGACTGTGAGCGCAAGAGTGAAACTGCCTGACCCACTGGACAAGCTTTTGCGCTCTCAGCTTGAGAGAGCCATCTATGAAGCCGCCTTACACGAGGATGACGAATTTATAGCAAAACGGCGCATCATTGATAAGGTAGACCAAATCGAAGTTGCCACCGATCTCGGTTGGTATCGCGGTGCTGTCAGCACTCATGAAAAGTACATCTTTCAACGGGTTGCCGATGTAGCAAAGCAGCTCTATCCAAACTCAGCATAAATCAAGCATAAGTCTTACATAACCCCGACTGGGACCACCCCCAGCCGGGGATTTTTTGTGAGAAAATTTAAGCATGGAGGACGTAAGGAACAAGGGCTGGTACACGTCGCCGCCCTCCTTGCGGCCTCCTGATTTCTTACATAAGGACGTGTTTTAAGTTGATTCTGAATGGTTCAGAACTGGTGGCCCGGTTGGTGGCCTGCGGCTTTACGGAGTCCGCAGCAAGAGACACCTGCGAGAAGTATGCGGCGGAGGGAGACTTCTCCGGCCTTGAAGGGTTTATCCGGCAGAACGAGCTTTTGTATGATGACCGAAAGCAATATGTTTGAATTTTACAATCCGAACCCCTACGAGAAAAATGTGGGGGATTGTACCGTCCGGGCCATCTCGAAGGCGCTGGAGCAGGACTGGTACAGGACATACCTTGGCCTCTGCATTGAGGGAGCTGTGAGAGGCGATATGCCCAGCGCAAACGCCACATGGGGGGCTTATCTCCGACGGCATGGCTTTCAGCGTGACATGGCACCCGAGGACATGACCGTGGCGGAGTTTGCGATGGGGCATCCAAACGGGACTTACATTCTGGCCCTGTCCGGTCATGTGGTATGCCTGCAGGATGGTGTGATCTACGATACATGGCACAGTGAACACGAAACTGTGCTGTACTACTGGCAGAAAGGATGACGTGAGATGCCGAACTATCCCTATTACTATCAGCCGTACCAACCGTATCAGCCGCCTATGGCGGACCAGCTGACGCAGCTGCGGCAGTCCTATCAACCCATGCAGCAGCCGCAGCAAGCCCCGGCGTCTCCGTCTATTGTGTGGGTGCAGAGCGAGATGGAGGCGGCTAATTATCTGGTCGCTCCAAACTCCGCCGTTACGTTATGGGACAGCAACTCTCCAGTGGTCTATCTCAAACAGGCGGACGCCAGCGGCAAGCCCAGCATGAAGATATATGACCTTGTAGAGCGTAATCAGCGGCCCGTACAGGCCCCACAGGCTCCGGCGGTAGAGTATGCGCCCCTGTCTCGTCTGGAGGCGTTGGAGGCCCGCTTGGATGCGCTGGCGGCAAAAGATAAGGAGGATGCGGAATGAACCCCTTTTTCCAGGCGATGGGCGGTAACCGTCAGCCCAACATGATGCAGCAGTTTCAGCAGTTCATGAATCAAATGAAAGGCAAGGACCCCAACGCCATGATACAAGAGATGGTATCCTCTGGACGCATTTCCCAAGATCAGCTCAATCAGGTCCAAAAGCAGGCCCAGCAAATGCAGGGGATGTTCGAGGGGATGCGTGGGATGTTTGGGAAGTAACCATTTCTAAACCAATTTTTAAACCATTTCAAACCATTTAATCAAAATCCCGGCCGGGTTTTGAAAATAAATCTACAAAGGAGATAACACAATGAGTCTTTCTTCTGACGGCGCTGTGATGACCATGCCCGTGACTCCTGCCTATCAGGGCGGAAACGGCGGTTTCGGCGGCTGGGGCGGCGATTGGGCCTCCTGGATTATCCTGTTTCTGATCTTCGGCATGTTCGGCTGGGGTGGCTATGGCGGCGGCTGGGGTGGTAACTCCGGCAATGGCCTGGGTTCTCCCTCCGGTCAGGGCTGGGCCACCAGGGCCGACATCAACGAGGGCTTCGCCCTGAACGGTCTCCAGAACGGCCAGACCTCCATCCGGGATGCCGTGAGCAACGGCTTCCATGGCGTGGATACCGCTGTGTGCAACCTGGGCTATCAGACGCAGGCAGGCTTTAACGCCCTCGGCGCCCAGCTGGCGCAGTGCTGCTGCGATACTCAGCGGAGCATTGACGGCGTCCGCTATGACATGGCTACCCAGGCTTGCGATACCCGCAACACCATCCAGTCCAGCACGCGGGACATCATCGACAATGCCAACGCCAACTCCCGGGCAATTCTGGACTTCCTGACCCAGGACAAGATCGCTACTCTGACGGCTGAAAACCAGAGCCTGAAGTTCCAGGCTTCTCAGGCGGCGCAGAACGCTTTCTTCAGCGCCAATCAGGAGGCGCAGACTGCCGAGCTGATCCGCCGCATCAATCCCATGCCGGTCCCGGCCTATCAGGTGCCCAATCCTTATGCCGGATGTGGCTGCAACCCCTGCGGCTGCGGCTGCTAAAATCCAATACATCAACTTTCCGGTATGACCGGAATGTTCGGCCCCGTGCCGATTTTGAACCATGCGGCGGGGCAACAGCCTCGCCGCTATCTTTTTGAAAGGAATGAAGTTTATGGCTGAATACAGCAACAGCGCAATCGTAACCGTTGCCGCTGGTCAGAACGTGCCTTTTACTGAGGAGGCCAACACAGGCAAGCCCTGCATTGTGCATCGAGAAGGCGCTGGGCTGGTGACTCTTCGCGGGCTCACGAACCAGTGCCGGGCAAAATTCAAAGTCTCCTTTGGAGCAAATATTGCTGTCCCTACTGGCGGGACCGTGGAGGCCATCACGGCAGCGATCTCTATCAATGGTGAGGCGCTGAATGCTTCCACCGCTACCATCACCCCGGCTGCCGCAGAGGATTTCTTCAATATCTATGTTGCCGCTGTGGTAGATGTCCCTCGCGGCTGCTGCGTCACTGTCGCCGCAAAGAACACCAGCACACAGCCTATTCTGGTAGCCAACAGTAATTTTATTGTTGAGCGTGTGGCCTGAAAGGAGAGAACAACATGAAAGCACTCTATGAACTGAAAGACAAACTCCAGGACGAACTGGACGAGATTGCCCGCAAGCCCGAGATGGGGGCCGGTGACCTGGAGCTGGTCCACAAGCTGACTGATACCATCAAGAACATTGACAAGATCTGCGCACTGGAGGAGGATGGGGGATACTCCGAAGCTGGCGACTATGAAGGTGCGTCTTATGGACGCGGCTCTAGCTATGCAAATCGTGGAAAACACTATGTCCGGGGGCACTACTCCAGGGACGGGCGTGGTGGCTATAGCCGGGATGGGCGCATGGGTGGATACAGCCGCCACGACTCCAAAGAGGCTATGATGGAGCAGGCTCAGGAGATGATGGATAACGCTACTACTGAGAGGGAGCGCGACGCCATTCGCCGCTTTATGTCCGAACTGGGTCGGGATTGATAGGGGGTGCCCCCTATGCTAGACCCCAAAGAGATCGACATTGAGATTGCTCGTCTGGAGTACGGAGAGAGCAGCTATCCCGCATACGCTAAATTAGCAACCTTGTACACCATCAAGAACCAGATGAAGAAGCAAGAACCGGAAATGCAAAGTCGTACCTATGAGCAAGCCTATTCTGCGGCTCCGGCTGAAATACCTGTAGAGGTCGGGAGATACGGAGACAGCGAATTTCTCCGCGAGATTGAAGGGAGAAACGAGGAGCAGGTATGGGGCATTATGGATGACTTGATGGACACGCTACAAGTTGCTAACCCGAGAGTATATAATGGGGTAATGCGGAAAATCAGAGCTCTATAAAGTCAAAGTCCGCCCTCAGAAATGGGGGCGGATTTCATGTGTAATTTTATCTGTAATTGTATGTAAATTTATATGATTTTGTGTTAAGACATATAACGAACAGTGATATTTTTCAGAAAACTGAAAACGGCTAAAAGCACTGCGGCACAAGGAAAAACCTCGCAACCGTCACGGCTACGAGGCTTCCTGCTTTGGTGACCCGTCGGGGATTCGAACCCCGATAGTTAATGAATAAAACTATTGGAAATAAAGGAATTTATCTAATCTGTCTGTAAATTTATCTGCAATTTGGATTCGAAATAGCCATTTACTTTGCGCGCCGTTGCCCTTTGTTCGGAACTGATTGTATGCTGGTAGACGGTTTTTAGCATATTGTCGGTGGCGTGTCCCATGCGCTCCTCCGCGTACTTGTTTGGTATTCCAAGGGCCAGCATGACGGAGGCATTAATATGGCGCAGATCGTGGAAGCGGTAGTGCTGGATGCCAGCCTTTTTGCAGATGGTTTGGAATCGACAATACAGGGCGCGGCGTGAAAGATTTACAATATACTCCCCATTATGCGGTGCTACTGCAATCAAATTTTGAAGATACTCTGGGAGATCAAGGTCCCGTTTGGAGATATATGTTTTGGTCGTCTTGACGCCCTCGTCCACTTTTGCCCGCCGGATGTGGAGGACATCACCGTCAACATCTTCCCACCGTAGTCCTAAGATTTCGGACATACGCAAACCAAGCCAGAGAGCAAGCATGATCGGCAGCTCGTTTTCGGTGCCCCTACACGCATTCATGATGGTGCCTATATCATCGTCTGACGGGATAGAAATTTCATAGCGTACCTTTTGCGGGAGAGTGGTTCTAAGGGCCATGTCTGGCCTGTAAACTGCTAATGTGGCACTTAATAGCCCATGAGCGTTTCGGACAGTTTTAGGAGATTTATTCCGAGCCATCATATTGATAGACCGCTGGACGATTTGCGGCGTGAGACGGTCCAAATCAATATCCATGATGTCTTGCAAGGCATTCGTACGTATCCTCTTATATCCGGCAATCGTGGCTGGGGACAAAACGGCGTCCTTACTTTCTACATATTGGTCTATGGCCTCGCCAACAGTCAGCCCAGTCTTTTTCCTGGCCGCTTTGGCTCCGGACTTTATCGCTGCCGCCTGATTTTCTGCCTCTTTTTTTGTTGGGGCGGTAATGGATATTCTCTCCCCAGCTATCATAACGCTAACATTCCAGTTACCGGATGGAATCTTTTTGGCTGTTGGGAGCTTCAAGAGGATCACCTCCTTAGAAGTACGCCGCCAGGGGAGACCTGACGGCGATTTTTTATGCTTCCCAATGATACCCGCAATTTTGGCAAACACACACAGATTTTTGCTTTTGTTTCAGTTTTTGTTTTTTGGGCGCAAAAATTTTTACGATTAACGCAGGAAGTGTAAACACAAGCCATTTAATAAAAATCCACCACCAGCCAATGCAAATCCACCATATAATTCCATGATGTTTGTCTACTAACTGCGTTTCGGTTACCATTT